ACGCGGGGGATTTCTTTGATGATGGAAGTCGTAAGATTGTTGCGTTCAACAAGCTCTTTCTCGCCATTCATTTCAAAATCTGTTGTAATAGAAACTGCATCGGTACCAGCAGGGGCAACCGCGACGCCTTCAGTAGACTCTTTCGTTACATACACCACAGCGGTGTTTTTCGTTACATATGCCATGAGATTAACTCCTTAAAATGGATTGCGTACTCTGACAAAACACTCGCCATCAACTACGATAATGCGTGTTTTATCAACTGTTACTGCCTTTTGAATTGTAAAACCGCCTGTAGTGATGCAAACTGAGGAGCAGCCTGCTTTTTGCAACGTTATGGCTTTCCACAAGTCCTCGAATTTCCCCATCATCTCTATCTCTTTTGCTATCACAGAAGTATCACTCTCTTCTGTCGAACCAAACTCATCTGTGAGCAAGAGGATAAACTTCAGATCGCTCGTGTTTGCTCTTGTTTCTCCATTCACTTCAGGAGCGCCGTAAGGCAAGAGGCCCCACCGTTTTGTCGCTGTCTCAAAACTGTTCTTTTCTATATCGTAGCAATGAGAAAGCTCTGAATAATCGGTGCCTAATGTGGCTTGTATCACTGTTTTAAGGCCGGAGTACACTGTTGATATCAAGCTCATGTTTCTCACCTATGAAGTGTTATGTTTGCGATCTGATCCTGCTCGTTCTTTGCACCGTCACTCGAATGGTCCCACGTCAAATAAGCCGTGTTAAGCGCCTCGTCTGACATCTTCTTGTACTTCCTGGACTTCGCAAGCCAATTATCCTCTTCATTCGCGCTATTCGCTACGTTGGAGAATATCTTTGAGAGAGCGAGATATGTGGCAGCGGTGCGAACCTCGTCGATATCCATGATATCAAAGGCCATAAACTTCTTTCGAATGGCATCAGCGCCTAGACGCCTCAAACCTTTCTTGCGGAAGTACTGCACGATATCATTGCGACAAGTCTCATGAATTAGATAATGATCTGTTGTGCCACCGAGAAGAAAATTGCTGTTGAGGATGCTAGGGAATTCCTTCTTGAGTTCTCGATCGTCGCTGAAGAGAGCTGAAACAGCCCTGACTACCATCGCAGTTGTGCTCGTATCAACATTGATTTTTACCCAATATTGGGAAACCGTGTTGACGCTTGCAAGTGAGATTTGGTCGGGAAGAATCCAAGAAAGAAACCCTGAGCGAGTGAAGCCTGCTGTATCATCAGAAGACTGCACAACATCCCAAGCGTTGATGTTCGCATTGAACATTGAAACGGTGACTTTTCTAGCACTAGTCGATGGGGTCGTGAGATAGAAAAAAAGTGAAGAGATAGGCTTCTCAAAACCAACCCACAACGAGTCTGTATTTAGCAGCGTGATTGTCGCATTATCAACAGCAAAGTCTGACAAACTATCACTCACATCTGTGAACGTAGCGCCGTATTGGATTGTGAGCCTTGAATGAATATCCTTCACTTTTCTCTCCTAGTTATTAAGATGCAGAACCCATAAGGACGCCACGCTTCCCTGAATCTAGAGTCTTGACGCCGTAGAGTGCAGTCATCAAGCACTTGGTTGCAACCTGGTCAAGGTTATCTTGCATTTTGAAGCGAAGAGCTTGCTGCATTGCAAACACTGCATGAGTGCGATGATAAGCAACAGCGCGGTCAACTGTACAAGCGTTCGTTGCAAGAATCTTGAAGCCAAATATCTCGCCGATTTCGCCTGTCATCAACACGCTGTTGTTTCCATACTTCGATGCGTCGGTGAAGTCGCCAAGGTTACGGATTTGCTTTTTCTGCTTAGGATTGATCACAACAAATCGGTCATCTTGTGGAACGTTCTGAACGTCCAAAAGGTAAGCAGCGTTGGAGAGATCGCTAAGAGCGATAACGCCTGAAGTATCGAAAACTACGCGATGGTCAGGAGCAGAAGCAGAAGTCGCAGCGAGAGCACCATAGATCGCAGCTTCGATAGCGTCGACGATAGCTTGACCAGAACGAATCTGAACTTCGCCGATTTGATTAACTACTGACTGAATGTTGGCGCGGTCTTTGAGAGCAACCAAAACAGCCTTGTGTTGGTCAAGATCCATTTTATCAACAGCCCAAGTAGAAACCTGAGCATTAAGCAGAGTTGTATCATCATCGGGAACAGTCTCAGCAGTGAAGCCAACACCACGAGGGTAAGAAGCAGAGTCTTGGCCTGGACCAACAGAGCTTGTGGCATCCATAACAGAAGGCAACAAAACTGCACGTTGGGAGAGGAACATCTGAACCATCGCGCTGATAGGGTCAAGAGCAGTAGCAGAAACGTCAGAATATTTTGTAAAAACATAAGACATAAATCACCTCTTATTTTTTGAACACGTCGTTAAACGACCCGCCCTGAACGATCTTTTCTGCGAAGGCTTTGTTGTGCTCTGCAAGCACCGCTCGCCAATCGTTCTCGTTCTTTGGCATGGGCCTTGGAGTACCACCACTAGATTGTGGCGCTGTACCCGGTGGAGGGGTCAGAGATGACACGATACAAACGTCTGCATAATCCTTGCGAAACTTAGCAGCAAATTCTTTGATGGCTTCAGGTTCTGAAGGCACCGAGTCAAGGTCAACCAGCTTCCAAAATTTCTCATCTTTAAGCTTCAATTCATTAGCAAGAACGTGCTTTTTCTTCTCGTCTTCTGCACGTCTAACTTGACCAGCTAAAAGCTCTTTTGCAGTTTGAGCATCCTCTTGATGCTTCTCTGCGAGTTTTTTCCAGTTTTGCTGCTCGATGAGTGTCTGCTCTTCCCGCGCACGTTGTTCAGCTTCAAGCTGATCAAGCTTCGCTTTCATAGCAATGTTCTCTTGTTGTACCTTCTTTTTCTCGTCAAGAATCTGCCTAAAGCTTTCACGAGGAACCACGTCGTTTGAAATGTTCTCAGCTGACTTCTCCACAGGATTGCCAGTTGTGCCCTCAGGGCTCGCATTCTCTACTGTCATTTCTATTCTCCCATTAAATTAAAACACATTGGAAACATAGCACGAGTCACAGACTACGCGCAATGGCGTCAAAATAGTCGTCAAGTCCTTTTTGAATGATACGGGTCGCGGCCTTGAATTCAAGGTTAGTTAGGAACATGAAAGGACGCTTGCGCAAGCCTTCGCTAGATTTGATGCCATCATGGTGCCCGATTGCCTTATTTTCTTGCAAGTCATCATCGAACAAAATCACAAGCTTTGTAGGCTCTTTCTGATAAACGAGATTATCCATCATCGCGCCCGTTCTTGTGAGATGAGAACGGTTAGCGGTTGAGTTAGGAAAAAGTAAGCCTTTTTTTTCAAGCCTTTCTCGTTCTTTCCTTGTGCTAGGAAGAAGCTTGATAAACTTCGTTTTAGTTCCCTTGTCTTTATCATTCCCGTAACCCAATCGAACGCGATCGCGTATCGTCTTGACCATTTCTTTGCCGAGAATATCGACCACTGATTCTATAGCATCCATGATACGAATACGCTGAGAAAAGGTTTCCAGTCCCGTCACGCTTCCCATTATTGTACCTCTTCGAATTGAACTACCAAGTCAGGCTCTTGTTTTATTTTTGCTTTCTTCAAGCGCAATTCAATTGAATCATTCACTATGTTAAAAATATCATCAGCCGTTAGGGTTTCCTTGCCAAGGCGTCTTAGGCCCTCTTCTTTGGCTTTGGCATAATCAATTGGCGGTGGTATCTTTCTCATAATTGAAGCCATTTCTCTATCTGAAATACCCAAGAAGTCACGCACTGGCAAGCGTCCAGTGCCATCGGCTCCTGTGATGTGGCCATGAGCTTTGGCACGCTGTTCCGAGTCCTCAAAGCCGATAACTATCTCTCCTTTTCTTACGTCAAGTATAGACAAGTCTGACAGCATATCTCCAGACAAGCGCAAGTTGACTGTGGAGCTTTTGCCTGTAAGCTTAAAATCATCTGAATCTTTATAATCCTTGGAATAACCAGGGAACACGGTCCTGTTTTTGTCGAGACCTTGTGCAGTCCTTTCGAGGATAGTCCTGATGATTTCCCGACCTACTCTCTGAAGGTAATCATTCGAGAGAGTCGGGTCCATCGGCACTTTCAGAGTCGTTTCCCGTTCCCATGCCATTTTGTGCCTCCAGTTTGTCCTCTAGCTCATCTTGCTCGATCTCTAGTTTCATCTCTTCAAGCTGTGCAGTGGATAGCTCAGGGTTAGTTTGCTTGATGGCTTGATTCCAAGAGATGAGCTTATTCTGCAACTTCATTATGATTCTATTATCTTTCTCTGTGTTAGTTTCCGGTAGCAATGATGTCTCGGAGAAGGACGTTGAAACTTTGAGATTGTTGCCCAAGAACTTGGCCATTAGGTCAAACAGTTTGGTCTCGCAGTTTGTCACGATATCTCGCTGGTAAACCACATCCTCGATCACTTCGCCCTGGTCGATAGCTTTCGCGATACCCGAAGCGTTTGAAGCTTGAGCCGTTCCCATCGAGTTAAGCTTGATTCCGCGCGATTCTAGCCACATTGAGTATTGTGCATAAATAGCTTCAAGCATCTCCGAAACCATGACTGTAGGAGATATCTGATTCAGTTCGCCTTGATTGTCGCCAATAACCGTAGAGTCTTTATCGAACTTCAGAATGCTGTTTGGTGCCATAGCTCCCTTGGGTGCCGACAAGCCGATGGTATACATGACAGAAAAGCACTTATATTTGAGAGCGTAATTCATATCCGAGAAGAGTAAAGGCAAGAGAGTAACCATCGAGTAGGTGTCTAGGTCTGCTGGCGGCATAGTCGTGACAACGTCGCGAGTCATCCAGACGATAGGAATTTGCCCAAACTCGTTCACTCGAACGTCTGGCGCTTCCTTGTTGACTGTGGTGCCGTCCTCTTGGGTTATCTCAATCGTCGTGGTGCTGATGCCTTCAGAGTCGAATCGGATAAACTCTGTGGCTGTATACGCTTCATAGACCGTAACGAACCTCTCGTTTAAACGTCCATATGCGTCTTGGGTCTTGTTTGCTGTACCGAGAATCTTGATAAAGCACACAACATTCTTATCAATGGTACCGTCATCCATGAGTAAAAACTTATGCGCCGGATAAACGCGCAACATTGCAATGGAGTCAGGTTTTGGAAGGCCAGTGACAGGATTGGTTGCTGCCACAGGTTCGATGGCGACGATGCGAAACAGGTTCAAAAATCGGTTTGCCGTCCTCATGGTTGAATCAAAATCCACTGCCTTAAGGAGATTGTCAAAAGCATCCTTCTCCATTCCCTTCATATCCCTGTCGGGATTGATCGAGTACACGGAGGATAGCTTGTTGACGATCTTGGGGAGAATGTTGATAGGAGCTAATCGAGATTTGCACTCTGCTCTTGAATTGGCTGATTGCATATCTCGATCGATTCTTTCCTCAAGATAAGGAGTGAGATTTCTATTGTAGATGTCGAAAAGCTTCTCGCAATTTTCGAGGTAAGTTCGTTGGGAATTGATGAAGGCCATCACTTCGCCGTGGTTAAAAGTCCATGCCATGAGTAGAGTCTCCTTTCAAAGATAGGATGCACTAGCCTATCATAGCAAAGTCACGCCGTTTCCGCCAGTGGCCTTAATGCCTCGAATGTTTATGGGGAAAGTGTACCATTCAGAGTAACCCCATGCATCAGAAATATGACCGAGTTGTGGTGTCTTCGCTTGGTCTGCTTCAACGTAAAAAGAAAGGTCTTTTATGAGCTTTGCGCATGATGGGTCAATCTCGATGAGGTCGTGGGCAAGTCTGCCATTGATGTTATTGAAGCGGTCCTTTCTTGGAGGGTTAGAGAATCTTGGGATCTCGAATCCCATTTCTCTCAAGATGGTATGGTCTGACTGAGAGGAACAAGTTTTCCTTGCGTTGCCTGTGGAGTCTGGAATGATGGTGATGCCCTTTGTGCCTCCGAAAAAGGCTGCAATCGTTTTTCCCATCTGTTCTGTGTTCGCATTCTCAAGCCAGAATTCCTTGACTACTCTCGTCCTCCTTCCCTCATACTGGCAACAAACAGCAGTCATAGGATTCACATTGAAATCCATTCCAATAGTCATTGGCTTATTGTTTTGGATGGGGCAAGGCTTGACGTGTCGTTCTCGATTAAATGAGTAGTAGGTTAGGCCACCAGCGACGTTAATGAATTGCCCATGTCGCTCCTGCTGAAGCATCTTCTCATCGTATGACTCTTCTAGCATTTGCAGATAAGATTCTGGCAAGTGCTTGTTGTCGTCTGAGCTTGTGAAGATTAGTTCCCGAT